GCGCCGGCGCTCGCTCGGGTAGAGATCCTGCGTCCCCGCATAGCGGGCACACACCTCGCCCTCCAGGTCGTCGGCGCAAGCCTTCAGCGCCGCCCGCAGCTCGGCCACCGCCTTCAGCTGGAACACGCCTGGCGAGACCTCCAACAGGAAGGCCTCGCCAGGGATCCTGCGGGCGGACCCGCGCTCGACGTGCGCGCTCCGCTCCGCAGCGGCATTCGACTGGTCCCCGCTCATCCGCCCCGGTACTCCAGCCCAGTCAGCTTGCGGGCCGCAGGCAGCTCCGCCAGCGCATCAGCCGCCTGCTCCAGCGTCGCCGCATTGGCCAGCACCTGCAGATCCACCAGATCCATCTTCCGCATGCGGGCCGCCATGCCGCGCAGCTCGGTGGCCGCAGCCGCGATGCCCTCCCGCCGCGCCTCGTCGGCCAGCCGGCGCGCGTGATCCCTGTCCAAGCGCGCGATGGTCAGGTCGTGGCGCAGGCGCTCGATCTCGTCCGCTGCACCGGCCGCATCGGGCCGCGTCCATCCATCGCCGAACCTGGCGTGATGGCGAAGGCGTTCGACGATGTCACTCATGTCCCGCTTCCTTGAGCGCAGCGCGGGCGATGGCATGGCAGCGCGGGCCGTTCGCGACGCCCTTCGCGATATCCTCTAGCACCTGCCGCAGCTGGTTGATCACGATGTCCTTGCCCTCGGAAACACCCCGCCAGCTGCCAGCGTCTCTTGCCATGGCAGCCATCTCCTTGATGGCAACGGAGCGAACCTTTTTCGCCTGATCGCGTTCCGCCCGCAACCGCTCGATCTCGTCGGCGGCATGTTCCAGCGTCGCAGCCGTCTGGCCGCAGGCCCATTGCGCGCCCGACTGCAGCAGGCGTAGCTCCTCCACGATGTCAGTCACCCCTGCCCTCCTTCTTCTCGCCCAGCATAGCCGCGAACGCGATCTCAATCTCGGTGCAGGCCGCCTCGAGCACCCCATCGCTGATCGGCTCACCCGCCATCGCCTGATGCCAGCCGCAGGCGCGCATGGCCGCGTGCGCCTCGGGCAGCAGCTTCAGCAGCCGGTTCCGCTCCTCAGTGATCAACCCAAGCTGGTCCGACGCATCGCGACAGACTTCGGCCAGAACCAGATGGCCCTTGCGCTGCGCCTTCTCGGCCTCGTCCAGCAGTCGACCGACGATGTCGCTCATCACCAGATGCCCAGCATAATGCCGCTCCCATGCACGACGCCCACCGGGAAGCAGAAAAGACCGATGATCAGCATCGCCGCCCAGTTCGTCGCAACGCAGACCCAGACATGCACGATCATCGCGACCGCGCACCACAGAAGCCCCAAAGCCCCGAAGAAGCCGTTCATCGCCCCACCACCCTGATCCGCTGGCAACCCATCCACTCAACCGGGCGCCCCGCCAGCTGGTGGCGCGTCGCCTCGATCTCCCTCTGCCGCTCACACGCCTCCTGCGTCGCGTGCCAGGTCGGAACCGGGTGCGTCCCAGCCCCGAACGACAACACCACCGTCAGCACCCACGCGAAGCCCGGCGTCACCGCTTGGCCTCCCGCATCGCCCGCCGCGCCTCCGCGTCCACCTCGCGCAGGTAGACGTTGGCAATCGCAATCTGCGTCAGCTCGACCGCTTGTCCCGCGACGACCTTCACGCCCCAGTCGGCCGCAACCCCCGCCAGCCGCGCCGGATCCCGCTCCATCACCCGCACCCTCACGCCACCTCCTCCAAGACCCGGATCGGAGGGCACGCCCAAGGCGGCAGCTTCACCACCAGCCACCCATCCTCGATCGACCAAGGCACGTCCTGCGCTGGCTTCGTGGTCGTCAGCTTCACGTCGTCCAGTGGCACCCCGACCGTGCAGCCCTTGTCCTTCCAGGCCATGTGCCGGCACTCGCTGCGAGGCAGACCAGCCGGCGCCAGACGCAGGCGAACCCGCCCACGCACCCGGTCGCGCTCCACCACCACCCGCTGCACCGGGGCCCCCTTCTCGTTCTTCTCCAGGCCCATGCGCTCGCAGACGGACTTACTGAGCGACACCGCCAGCGCCGGCGTCGCCCGCCCGCCAGTGATGCGCCAGGACACGGCGACCTGATCGCCACGCCCCAGGCGGGTCTTCACGGGTTCCCAGGTGGTCATGCTGCCCCTACCTTCGGCGCCGTCGCCGACTTCGCCCGGTAGCGCACAACCCGCACCAGCCCGAGCGCATCCAAGATCGACTGGCCCGGCGGGCGCAGCGCGTTCACCACATCACTGACGTAGGACGGGGAGACCCCGTGCTTCTCCGCCCACAGCTTCTGGCTGCCCGCCGCCTTGCAGGCAGCCGACAACCGACGACAGACCTCGATGCTGTCCAGATACAGGTCAGCCATCAGCACACCACCGCCAGGATCATCGCGCCCGCCAGCAGCGTGCCGGCGAAGGACGCGATGATGATGCCGCCGAACGCCAGCAGCAGTTGGCCAAAGTCCGTCCGAAAGAAATTGCGCCCGTTGGGCATCGTCTTCTCCTTTGCGCTCACGATATATTCACATCCCGCCCAAGCGCGCCGCCGTGGCGCGCCGGAACCCTTCCCGCGCCACCGCCAGCCGCAGCCTTGGGCCCTCGGCACCTTCGGTGATGGGCACGGCGATCACCGCATCCACCGCCTCCAGCAGGCGCCGCAGCCCCGGCCGCAACTCTTGCACCTCCGGCGCGTTGTCCTGCTGCTCGGCCATCACTCGCCCCTCACGACCCGCAGGAACGGGTGCTCGCCCGTGGTGGCCTCCTGCCAGGCCTTCCGAACGTCAAACGACGTATTGCCGCCCGTCCCCAGCGTCAGCGCCTCGATCGCCTCCGCAGTGCAGCCCGCACGCAGGTGTTCAAGCGCCCGCTCGATCATCCGAGCCGAATACCCAAACGCCTTCGCGGCAAGGCGGTCTCCGACCTCCGCGCGGATGTGCAGCTCCTCCACCAGCTCGATCGTGTCGATCTGCTCCAGTACCTCGTCAACGTCCACGTCGACCATCACCGTGACCATGTTAGATCTACCTTCCGCTGCTCAGGATGTGGCGGGCGATGGCCCGCATGTAGACGGCTGCGCTGTCCGGCGATGCGGTCTCGGCCAGCGGGAACTCGGCAATCCGCCGAAGAGCGCGCAGCATGTCGAGATAGTGCGGGCCCGGTTCCGCCTCGGGCGAAATCAGCTCGGAACGCTCCCCTCTTGACCTTGAAGCGAGGGAAAGGTCATGCCTTCCCAGCACCTCCTTGACCTCTTTCAGTGACTTGAGACCGAAGTTCGGCTCCCGGCGCAAATCCCACTCAGAGCATTCAGCCACCTGTTCCAGCGTCTCAAGCTTCATCTTGTTGCAAATGATATGAAACGAGCGGCTGCTGAACATATCAGGGGTGATCTTCGTCGCCATGTCAGCGTCCTCCCAACAGCGCGGCCCACGCCGCCAGCATGACGCCCAGCACCCAGACCACGGCCGGGCCGAACACGGCCCCGACCCCGAACGCCACCAGCACCGCGCGCGTGTCCGCGTTCATGGCGCCACCAGCCCCCGGCGCGCGTAAGGGCACGCCAGGATCTTCGCCATCTGCCGCCGCACCGCAGCAGCGCGGCCGAGCAGCCACGCAGCGTGGCCCAGGTCGCCGCCCGCCGCAGCCTTGCGGCTGCCTTCCACCGCCTGCTGCCAGGACCAGAGGCTGGTGCCCCGAACATGAGCCGGAGCATCCGCCAGGAAGTCTGCACGAAAGGTCACGACGCGTTCTCCTTCTTCGCGGCCACCCGCATGGCCTGCCGGGCAGCCCGCAGCAGGGCCTCGGCCGCCTCCAGCGCCATCGCCGGCGTCAGCTTCACCACGACGTCGTCAAGGTTGTCGGCCGCCCAGAACTCCAGCCGGACGCCGCCCGCCTCTTCGACCGCAATCGCCATCTCGAACTTGGCCATCTCAGCGGCCCCGCTTCTTCGGCGCCGGGCCCGGCATCAGCATGACCAGCCGCTTGTCGCCCTCGTGAGGCAGCCGGTGCAGCAGCTTCAGATCCTCCAGCTTGTCCGCCGCACGCGTCACGCAGGGCTTGTTCAACCCCAGCAGCGTGGCCACAGCGCCCGTCGACGCCCCAGCATTCGCACGCACCGTCAGCAGGATCGCAACCTGACGGCAGCTCATGTCGGCCACCCGCGACCACTCCAGGTAGGCCTGCGCGGCGTACGGGATCAGCATGTCCGACACCTGCTCGTCCGCAGGGCGGACGGCGGCCGTCTTGTGGCCAGGGCGGATCTTAGAACCAGAAGCGAGCATTCTTCGCATCTCCATCCGGGGCCGATCAGCCGGCGCCGTGAGGTGAAGTCTCGTCGAAACGGAAACCACCGTCAACCCCGCAAACGCGGATCGGGGAACTATTTCTGTCCGACCACGGCGTAGGTGATCGGGCGACCGGGCAAGCGGACCACCTGCTGGGTCACGAGCAAACGCTCCACATACTGCTGCATCGTCGGCCAGCCCGCCTGACGACCGAACTGCGGCGCAAGGTCACACAGCTCCCGCACCGACATCGGCCGCCCAGACCAGCGCAGCATCTCCAGCACATAGTTGTCGCCCCGAGGCCGCCCCACCGGCCGCGACAACTTCACTGGTTGGGGAGCCGGCAACCGCCGAACAGCACTCGCGACATCCCGCAGCCACGCCAACACATCTTCCGGGACAACCTCGCTGCCGTTCCGCCACCCGTAGCCCCTGGGCTCCATAACCCCGACGCGACGCGACACCTCCCGCGCCGACCAGCCGCAGGCCTTCAGCAGATCACCAAACTCGGCCGCCGTAGCAGCCCCCGACCCCGGCTTCGTGCAGCCCTCTGACATCTCTTCGACCCCTTCAAATCCAAAGAAAGGCCGAGAATAACCCCTAAATCCCCAAATCCGCAAGGCGCCACATACGCCCATATTTTGGGACAATATTCGAGTTTAACTCGCCTCCCGACGCCGGAAACCAGATCCCAGCACTGCAGAGTTTCAGCCCCTCCAAGAGGCCCCGGAATAGCAATCCGGCGACAAAAACCCCGGAAACTCTTCAATGCGGTGAGGCGTTGTGGGTTACGGTTCAGCCCGGAAACCCGCAGAAAACCGCCAAAAACTAAATTCTTAATTCTTAACTCTTCAACTCAGAGGTAAACAAGGGAACAGGGAGAGAAAGGTATTCAATCACTCACCTATAAGCCCCCCCCCTTAGAGGAGAGTAAGATAGGAGAGAATATATTTAATTGTATGATATATAATATCAGCAGCAATATCAACGACTTAGCCCGGATCTACGGTTCAAACCCCGGCTGAAGCGGTCTGAGCCCTTGTTTTTCAATGGGTTCCGTCGATTGGCACTTGCGCCGCCATGCCCAGCCGCAATATCCTCCAAGCCAACCCGATGTCAGCGCCCAGAGCCATGACCGACCGATCGAAGACCCCAGCCGAGCCCACCACCGCACAACGCCCGAAACGCGCCCCGAACGCCAAGCCCGCGAAGAACGCCGCCGACGCCAAGCCCGCGAAGAAGCCCAAGCCGCTGCCCGCACCCGGCCTACGCCTACCCCTGAAAACCTCGACGCCGAACCAGCCGCACACGCCGACCGACGAAACCCGCGAACTCGCCCGAAAGCTCTCCGGCTACGGCATCCCGCAGCAGCAGATCGCGCTCCTCCTCGGCATCTCGAAACCAACGCTCCACGACCACTACCGCGACGACCTCGACATCGGCATGGCCGACGCGAACTCGAAAATCGCCGGAACCCTGTTCCTCCAAGCCATGAACGGGAACACCGCAGCCGCGATCTTCTGGACCAAGGCGCGCATGGGATGGTCCGAACGCCAGGACATCACGATCTCCGGCGGCGAAAAGCCCCTCGAGGTCTCCGTCCAGTCCCAGCTCGTCGAACGGCTCGTCGCCTCCATCGAAGGCCGCCGCGCCAACCGCAAGCCGGACGCCTGAGCGCGTAACGCCCCCATGGGCAGCCTCACGCCCGCCGAAATCGAACTCATCGGCAAGCTCCCCAACGACGTCGCCCGAGGCCTCCTCTGGCACGCCGAGTGGATGGACAAGGCCCTCGACCACCAGCTCGTCCCCGCCGGCGACTGGTGGTCGCTCTGGCTGCTCCTCGCAGGCCGGGGCGCCGGCAAGGCGCTCGCGCTCGATACCCCCCTGCCAACGCCGGGCGGCTGGACCACCATGGGCGAGGTCAAGGCTGGCGATACCCTGTTCGACGAGCAAGGCCGCCCCTGCCGCGTCCTCGAGGCGCACCCGATCATGGTCGACCGGCCGTGCTATCGCATCACCTTCAGCGACGGATCTGAGATCATCGCCGACGGTGAGCACCTGTGGCGCACCGAGACGCGCAAGGCCCGCAAAGCCGCCGGCCGCTGCACGGGCGCCGGCGACCCGCGCAAGCCGCAGTGCCGCCCCGCCTCCCACCGCAACACGTTCACCACCGACGAGATCCGCGCGTCGCTTATGGACGGGCGCGAGATCAACCACGCGGTGCCCGTCTGCTTGCCCTTGGAGTTGCCAGAACAGCAACTGCCCATTCACCCCTATGTGCTCGGCGCCTGGCTTGGCGACGGCTCCTCCGCCTGTGGCGAGATCACCACCGCCGACCCCGAGGTGCTTGAGGAGATCAAGCGCTGCGGCGAGACGATCGGAAAGCCGCGCGAGACCGGAAACGCATCCCGCACTTACGCCATCTCCCCCGCGAAAGCGTTGTGGGTGCCCGGCAAGAGCGGCTGCCAACCGAACCCGGCGTCGCTTACTCACCGGCTGAGTAAGCTGGGCGTTCTGCGCGACAAGCACGTTCCGGCCATCTACCTGCGCGCCTCCGCCGGGCAGCGTCTTGCCCTGCTGCAGGGGCTCATGGACACCGACGGTTACGTCTCCGGTCGCGGCATCGCCGAGTTCTGCACGACCAAGCGCCCGCTCGCCGACGCCGTCTTCGACCTCGTGTCGGGCCTCGGCATGAAGGCGACGCTGCGCGAAGGCCGCGCGACCCTTCGAGGTCGCGACTGCGGGCCGAAGTACCGCGTCAACTTTACACCCTACGGGCCCGTCTTCCGCCTGCCGCGCAAGCTCGCCCGCATCAAGGCCGGAGACGGCAGCCAGGCCGATCGCCAGCGCCGCCGCTACATCGTCGCCGTTGAGCCCGTGCCCAGCGTGCCCGTGCGCTGCGTCACGGTCGACAGCCCGTCCCGTCTCTACCTCTGCGGCCGGGCGATGATCCCGACCCACAACACCCGCACCTCCGCCGAGACCATCGGCTGGTGGGCGTGGTCCATGCCCGGCACCCGATGGCTCGTCTCCGCCCCGACCTACGGCGACCTTGTCGGCACCTGCTTCGAGGGCGAGAGCGGCCTCCTGGCCGTCATCCCCCACGAGCTGATCGAACCCACCTCCAGCGGCGCCCTGTACAACAAGACCGACGTCGAGCTGCGGCTGAAGAACGGCTCCCTCATCAAGGGGATCTCCGCCGAGAACCCCGAGCGCTTCCGAGGCCCCCAGTTCCACGGCGGATGGCTCGACGAGCTGGCGGCCTGGCAGCGGGCCGAAGAAGCCTTCGACATGCTCATGTTCGGCATGCGCCTGGGCGATCGGCCGCGCATCGTGATCTCCACCACGCCCAAGCCGAAGCCCATCATCACCCGGCTGCTGAAGCGCGAAGGCAAGGACGTCACCGTCTCCCGCGCCTCGACCTACGCCAACCTCGCCAACCTGGCGCCCACCTTCCGCGAGCAGATCCTGCAGTACGAGGGCACCGCCCTCGGCCGCCAGGAGATCCACGCCGAGGTGCTCGACCCGGCCGACCAGGGCATCATCAAGCGCTCCTGGATCCAGCTCTGGCCAGCCGACAAGCCCCTGCCGGTGTTCGACCTGATCGTGCTGTCGCTCGACACCGCCTTCACCGAGGCCACGCGCAACTCCAAGACCGGCGACGCCGACTTCACCGGCTGCAGCGTCTGGGGCCTCTTCCGCGAAGAGCGCCAGGACGGCGTCCTCCTGCTCGACTGCTGGCAGGAGCGGCTCGGCATGCCCGACCTGATCGAGCGCACGAAGCGCGAGATGGCCGTCCAATACGGCGATCGCGACAAGCCCCTCATCACCCCGATCTACGGCGCGCCCCTGCTCGGCACCTCCGGCCGCAAGCCCGACCTGTGCGTGATCGAGGACAAGGGCAGCGGCATCAGCCTGCGCCAGATGCTCGCCCGAGAGGGCCTCTCGGCGGTGGCCTACAACCCCGGCCGCGCCAGCAAGCTCGAGCGCCTGCACATGGTCAGCCACCTCTTCGCCAACGGCATGGTCTGGGTCGTCGAGAGCGACAAGCGCCCCGGCCAGCCCCGATCCTGGGCCGACCCCCTCATCGAACAGCTCTGCAGCTTCAGCGGCGAGAAGAGCATCGCCCACGACGACCTCGTCGACAGCTCGACCCAGGCGCTCCGCGTGATCGTGGACAAGATGGGGGTTTCGGTTGCTAATCCGCGCGAAATCGACGAATACTGGCAGCCTAGCAGACGGCGGGGCAACCCTTATGCGGCCTGATCTGAGAGTTGCCATGTCGACAACTGGCGCCGGCCGGGTCCCCTCCACACGGCCTGGCGACGGGGCGGTGACGGCGTGAGCCGCGCGAAACTCCTTGGCGCGTTGGCTCGCGCCGTCACTGGCTCCGCTGATCAGGCGCCCGTCGCCGAGCGCGCGACCCGCTCAATCATGCCCGCCCCCCAGCGCTTCTTCGATCCGGCCGACCAGGACTACAAGCCGTTCCTGCGCGACTTCGAGTTCCAGCCCGGCGGCCGATACCTTGAGATGCGCCGTGGCGAAGCCCCGCGCGATATCTCCGGCGAGAGCGTCGAAGCCGCCCGGATCTCGGTCGGGCCTGACGGGCGCCCCTCCATGATGGTCGGCTCGCCGACCGACCTGCCGACGGGCTCGCCCGGCAAGGGCTCGACTAAGACGAAGACGAACCTGTTCAAGCGCTCCGCCGGCTGGGACTGGACCCAGGCGCCGGAGGGGTATGCCGACATCCCGACCCTGGTGTCGGTGGAGAACCGAGGCAAGCACTACTACGCCCTCTCGGCCGAGTACCCGAAGGGCGTCGATCTCACGCGCTACCCCAAGGAAAAGTCCGAGCCGCGCCTGCGCCCAACCACGCAGGGCAACGTCGAGATTGGCAATCGCGTCGGGACGATCCGCATCCGCAAGAAAGAGCACCCGGTCTACGACACGCTGACCGTGCGCTCGGTGGCGCCGATCGGCGCTGCCGGAGCTGCCGGCGCGGCCATGTACGAAGACGATCTGGAGGAAGACATGGCCCGCTACTCCATGGGCGGGCAGGTCGACATCGACACGGTCAACCCCAACTTCGCCGGCGACGACGGCATGACCGCCATGGACCGCTCCCTCGAGCAGATCAGCGCGCCCCAGCGCCTCTCCTCCGGCGGCCAGCCCCGCAGAGGCCGCCGCCCCGCTCCCTCCCCCGAGGAGCGCGCTGCGCTCTACGCGCAGCTCGAGGAGCAGTACGACCTGCCGCAGGGCTACCTCGCCCGCGTGCGACAGGTTGAGAGCACCGACGGCACGCGTCTGTTCAACCGCGACTCAAAGGCCGCAGGGCCTTTCCAGTTCATCCCCCGCACCGCCACCGCCATGGGCCTGCGCGACCCCTACGACGAGATCGCCTCCGCCGAGGCTGCCGCCAGGCTGGCGGCCGACAACGCGCGCCAGCTCCGCCGCCGAGGCTTCGAGGTCGACGCCCCGATGCTCTACCTCGCCCACCAGCAGGGCGCCGGTGGCGCCGCCAGCCTGCTGCAGGGCAACCGCCCGGCCGTCGACATCGTGGGCCGCAACGCGGTGCTCTGGAACGCCGGCAACGAGAACATGACGGGCCCGCAGTTCGCCGGCCGGATCTTCGACTATTTTCGAGGCACCCCCGCTCCGGCTGCCGCGCCCGCTGCCGCTGCTCCCGCAGCTGCCGCCCCGGCGCCTGCGACCGAGCCCCCCCCTCCTGCGGCTCCGCCGGCTACCCAGGCGCCCATGCCGATCCCCTTTCCGCCCCCGCCCGCTCCGCCGGTCCCGCCCGCCATGCGTCAGCGCCGCGCTGACGTGGATCCGGGCGCGCTGCAGCGTGTGATTGCCGAGACGGGATACCAGGGCACTGGCGCTGGCCAGCCGAGCCCGATGGAGCGCCACCTTCAGATGGCCCAGCAGGCCCAGCGGCGCTATGTTACGGCCATGCCTGAACAGGAGCCTGTTGCGATGATGTCTCAAGGAGGCCTGGCTAAGATGCTGGGCTCGATGGGCCGTGGGAACGACAGCCTTGTCGCGCACATCACGCCGCGCGAGGCCCTGATGCTGATGGCGATGGGCGGCTCGGGCACGGTCAACCCGCGCACCGGCATGCTCGAGTTCGACGATGGCGGCGGCGACGGCAACGGCGGTGATGGCGGCGGCGACGGCGGCGGGGACGGGGGTGCCGGCGGCGGCGAGGGCGGCGGTGACGGCTATGGGGCCGACGGCTACGGGGCTGACGCTGGCTACGGAGCCGACGCTGCTGCCGCAGCCGCAGCCGCCAATGTAGACGCCGACGCATCTGCGGGCGGCGTCACTTCTGGCTCCACACCGGCCGGCGAGTGGGGCGGCGGCGACTGGGGCGCGAACGTCGACTTCGGTGCGCCTATGGGCCCGCCTGACGCGGTGGCTTTCTCGGACGATCCATACGCGGATCTTGACGAGGAGCAGACGGTGACTGTCACCTCTCCTGTCCAGCAGGTCGCGTTCAACATCACGCCGGCGCAGGTGACGCGCGAACAGGTTCAAGAATTGGCTGAGAGGGCAGAGGCTTCGCGACAGGCTTCCGCCGCCGCGCGCGCTGATGCAAGAGCGGCAGGGGCTATTGGACAGGCCGCCTTTGGCACCCCGCAGCATCAAGCTGCTGTTGATGCCTTTACGAAAGCCGCTGCGGATTACGATGCTTATGCCGCAGCCCTGGCCCAGCTTTCTGATCCCGAAAGCAAAGAACCCGGTATCGGCCCTGTTACCGGCTCCAACATCGGAATGAACGAGACACCAGGCGGTGTAAGCATAACGGGCAATCCGGTAGCCGCCGACTTTGGCGGCCCGACAGGCGCACAGACCGGCGCTCCTACTGGCACGCAGGGCGGCCCTCCTGCAGGTTATGACGTGACGGCCGTGGAGCCGGGCTATGGCGCGGGCCGGGATCCGAGTGTCGGACTGGCAGAGGATGTGAGCACGTCCATTGCCCTGGGCGAAGGCCCCGGCGCCCCCGGCTATGGCGCCCCCAACGACGGCCGAGGCCCCAATGACTTCGGCGCCACAACCACCAGCACGACCGGCACGACCAACGACGGCTACAACAACGCGCCGGGCAATGACGGCGGCGGTCTGAGCATCAGCGATCTCGACGCCGCCATCCTGTCCGGCACCTTCGGCAACCCGTTCGGCAACAACCTGGGCGGCACGACCACCGGCACCACGGGCGGTGGCACGACCACAGGCGGCACGGGCACTGGGCCCGGCACGATCGGCGGCGTTGTCGGGGACATCATCGGGAGTGACGGAGGGGCCGGCACTGGCACGGGCACTGGCACGGGCACCGGCACCGGTACGGGCACCGGCACTGGCACTGGCACTGGCACCGGCACGGGCGGCACGGGTGGCACGGGTGGCACGGGCGGCACTGGCACGGACGGCACTGGCGGCACGGGTAACGTGGGCGATGGCGTGGGTCGTGGCACCCCCGTCACGCCCCAGCCTCCCCAGCCGCCGCCCCAGCCTCCCCAGCCTCCCCAGCCGCCGCGCGACCCTGATCTGCCGCGCGACCCTGAGCCGCCGCCTCCCCCTCCGCCCCCTCCGCCTCCCCCCCGTCCCCCGACGAC